ACCGTGTCGACGTCACCACCACCCCGGAGGGCTTCAAGTTCGTCTTCCAGCAGTTCGTGAAGCAGTTGCGCGAGAAGCCGCACCTGCAGGACCTGTATGGCCTGGTCCAGGCCAGCACCTACGACAACGAGGCGAACCTGCCGGACGACTACATCGATTCTCTGATGGAGTCGTACCCGCCGCAACTGATCGCGGCGTACCTGCGCGGCCAGTTCGTCAACCTGACGTCGGGCACCATCTACACCGCCTACGATCGCACTCTCAACGCCTCGCAGGAGGCTGTACAGCCAGGCGAGCCGATATTCGTGGGTATGGACTTCAACGTCGGCAAGATGGCCGCCGTGGTGCACGTGAAGCGCTTGGGACTGCCGCACGCGGTCGACGAGATCGTCAACGGGTACGACACCCCGGACATGATCCGCCAGATCAAGGAGCGGTTCTGGCTGTACGCCGACGGCGAATATCGGCCTACCCGCCAGATCAGGATCTACCCCGACGCCTCCGGCGACTCTCGCAAGTCGGTACGGGCCAGCGAGACCGATATCGCGCTGCTCAAGCAGGCCGGCTTCGTCGTATCGGCTCCGGCCGCCAACCCGCCGGTCAAGGACCGGATCAACTCCATGAACGCCATGTTCTGCAACGCCAAGGGCGAGCGGCGGTATCGGGTCAATCCCGACCGCTGCCCGACCTACGCCGATGCCCTCGAGCAGCAGGTGTGGGGCACCAACGGTGAGCCGGACAAGTCCGCCGACATCGATCACCCCAACGATGCTGCGGGCTACTTCATTCACAAGGAATTCCCGGTCGAGCGACCTGCGGCCGTTGTTACCACCCTGAGGTTCTGACCATGAGCGATTCCGTTTGCCAGTGCTGCGCTGCTGTCGAGGAGATGCGCGAGCACTGGAAGCTGATCGATTGCATCAAGGGCGGCACCTCGGCCATGCGCGAGGCGGGGGAGGCGTACCTGCCCAAGCGGCAGCTCGAGACGAGGGAGGACTATGAAGCGCGGCTGAAGCTGGCGACGCTGCACCCCGCGTTCGAGGAAACGGTCGGCGCCATGGTGGGGCGAGTGTTTGCGAAGCCGGTCGTGATCGGCGATGACGTGCAGCAGGAGATCGCCGACCTGCTGACCGACGTGGATACGGAGGGACGTGACCTGCAAGTGTTCGCCCAAGACTGGTTCCGCGGCGGGCTGGAGTATGGCCTGAAGTTCGCCCTGGTCGAGATACCGCAACGGCCAGAGGATCTGCCGAACACACGACAGGCCGAGCAACAGGCCGGCTTCAGGCCCTACGGGGTGCTGATCGAGCCTGGCCAGGTGCTGGGATGGAAGACCGGCAAGGTTGCTGGTGTCGACAGCCTGACCCAGTTCCGCTTCCGGACGTGCCGGGTTGAGGAGGTGGACGAGTTCACCAACGAATCCGTTGAGCAGATCCGCGTCATCGAGCCCCGCCGGCATCGCGTGTTCGAGGAGGGCAAGGATGGATGGGAGATGGTGTCGGACACGCCGAACACGCTCGGCTTCATTCCCTTGGTGCCGTATTACACCGCGCGCACTGGATTCCTCACGGCGAAGCCACCGCTGCTCGAGCTCGCCCACCTGGTGGCGAAGCACTGGTGGCTCCAGTCCTCTCTGGACAGTCTGGTTGATGTCGCCTGCGTGCCGATCCTGGTGATGACTGGCGTAGACTCCGGCGACGAGCTGGCCATCGGCGCGCGCTCCGCGGTGAAGTTGCCTCGGGAAGCCGACATGAAGTACGTCGAGCACACCGGCGCCGCCATCAAGACCGCGCGGGAACAGCTTGACTCACTGCAAGAGGAGATGAGGCAGGCCGGTGCGAAGCTGGTGGAGAAGTCCACCCAGGTCATGACGGCGAAGCAGTCTGGCGAGGAATCGGCTAAGGAGACCAGCAAACTGGCGATGATGTGCCAGGGCCTGCAGGACAGCCTGGTGCTGTTCCTATCGTACTTCTCCCTCGCACTGAACAACCGCGCCGAGGGCGGCACCGTGCAGCTCCAGCCGAATCTCGACCCGGATTATGCTCCGGCCGAGACCATGGGTGTGCTGCAGCGCATGCGTGACGGCGGCTCGTTGTCAGACCAGACCCTGTTCAACGAGGCCCAGCGCCGCGGCATGCTTGCCGAGGACCTGGACTGGGAGTCGGAGCAGGAGCGGATCCGCAACCAGGAGCCTGCGATATGACTCGCTTGGAGGTGCTGCTGGCGGAGCTGTATACCGACCATGGTATCGACCTGATCAGGGCCACGGCGGGTATGTCGAAGGAAGTCGAGGAGAAGATCACCGAACTCGCCGAGGAGTTGGTGAAGCTGCTGCAGGGCCGTCGGTTGCCGCTGAAGAACGTAAAGGAGGTCAACGCGATCCTCGACGAGGCGGCCAAGGCAATCAAGGCGCAGTACACCGAGATCGCTGCGGCACATGATGCCAACCTGCGGCAACTCGCGGTCATCGAAGGAGGCTTCGCGTCGAGCTCAGTCAACAGTCTGGTGAGCCGGCCAATCATGCTCGGCGTCGGCAAGAACCGACTCAGCGCCGTGGTTGCGAATACGCTCATCGAGGGCGCGCCTACCAAGCAATGGTGGCTCAAGCAGGCTGCGGATGTGTCGTTCCGGTTCGCGGGTGTGGTGCGCAATGGCTTCGTGAACGGCGAGACCACGGAACAGATGGTCACCCAGATCGTCGGCCGCCGGGCTCGGGGCGACCAACCGCCGGTGAAGGGCTTCATGGATGTCAGCAAGCGCGCGGCTCGGACCTTGGTCCACAACAGCGCCCAAGCGGTGGCCAATGGCGCCAGGATGGAGGTCTACAAGGCCAATTCTGGCGAGAATGGACCGGTGAAAGGGTATCGCCAGCTCAGCACCTTGGACTCGCACACCACGGAAATCTGCATGGTCTACGACCAGAAGACATGGGATCTGCAGTTCAGGCCTGTGGGGCACTCGTTGCCGTACAAGCAAGGTTGCCCGCGGCACTGGGGGTGTCGCAGTACCACTCTGCCTTGGCTCAAGACGATGCGTGAGCTGGGTATCGACGTCGACGAGGTGAAGAGCACCCGGGCGTCGATGGACGGCCAGGTGCCGGCCAGTCTGAACTTCGAGACATGGCTCAAGGGTAAGTCAAAGGCCTTCCAGGACGAGAAGCTGGGGCCCGGCCGCGCCGACCTCTGGCGCCGAGGCGTCATCACCTTGAGCGACCTGTTGGACCAGCGGGGCAACCCGCTGAGCCTGGCGCAACTCAAGTCGCTGTACGCGCCCGACTGATCTGATCACCAATTCGTGTAGGCCCCGGCAATGTCCGGGGCTTTTTTATGCCTGCGTTTCGGATGGAGCGGGGCGCCTTCCGGGCCGGATGGCCCATCGCAATGGCCGGATGGCCGGAGAAAGACGAGATGAAACTGAAGACTGTCGAAGTCGATGGCAAGCAATACGCCGAGGTCCAGGATGGCAAGCCGGTCTACGTGGAAGATGACGGTAAGGAGATCGCTTTCGATGCGGTCGGTACCCGAGCCACCATCACCCGCTTGAACGGAGAGGCCAAGCAGCACCGCGAGCGGGCGGAGAAGGCCGAGAAGATCGCAAAAGACTTCGAAGGCATCGAGGACCCGGCCGCAGCGCGCAAAGCCCTGGAAACCGTCGCCAATCTCGACGCGAAGAAGCTGGTGGATGCCGGCGAGATCGAGAAGGTAAAGGCTGAAATCGGCAAGGCTTACGACTCCAAGCTGACCGAGGCCACCACGCGCGCGGAGCAGTTGGAGCAGCAGCTCTACGCCGAGAAGATCGGCGGCAGCTTCTCCCGCTCGAAGTTCGTGGCCGACCGCCTGGCTGTTCCGGCCGACATGGTGCAGTCCGTGTTCGGCAAGCACCTGAAAATCGAGGACGGCAATGTCGTGGCCTACGACGCCCACGGCAACAAGCTGTACAGCAAGGCCCGTCCCGGCGAGGCCGCCGACTTCGATGAAGCGCTGGAGATTCTCGTCGACCAGTACCCCTACCGCGACCAGATCCTGAAGGGCTCTGGCCACTCTGGCGGCGGAACGCCCCCGGGCGGCAAGCCCTCCGGCAGCACGGCCAAGTCGCTCGCCGACTGCAAGACCGAGGCCGAGAAGGTCGCCTACCTCGAAACGATCAAGTAAGGAGGCCACATGCCTTTTGATCTCGCTGTATTCAACAAGCAGACCTACACGGCTCTGACCGAAACCGTCGCCCAGGCGATCGACAAATTCAACCAGGCATCCGCCGGCACCATCGTTCTGCAGAACGCGCCGGCGCAGGGCGACTTCGACATCAAGGCCAGCTTCAAGCTGATCGCCAATCTGGTGCGCCGCCGCAACGTCTACGGCAACGGCGACGTGGCTGCGACTCGTCTGACGCAGTTGCTCAACGCCGCGGTGAAGGTCGCCGCCGGCACGCCACCGATCGAGTATGAAGCGGCCCAGTACAACTGGGTGTTGCAGAACCCGGCGTTGGCGGCCCTGACCATCGGTGAGCAACTGGGTAAAG